CACGGATTAACTAAGTTTAGTATGGAAGATGCTCCAGCTAATCAGTTTTTTTTAGAGTATTTAGCAAGGCCTCAAACCGCAGAGATGTTCTTTGAAGACGTTCTAATGGCGTTAGTATTTTATGGGATGCCTATACTCGCAGAGAACAACAAACCTCGTTTATTGTATTATTTGCGAAGACGTGGTTACAGAGGTTTTAGCATGAACAGGCCAGATAAAATATGGAATAAATTATCTACGGCTGAAAAAGAAATAGGTGGTATACCAAACTCAAGTGAAGATATTAAGCAAGCTCATGCCGCTGCAATTGAAATGTATATTCAAGGGCACGTGGGTATGAATGCTGAAGGTCAATTTGGTAGTTGTTATTTTAATGATTTGCTAAATGACTGGGCTAAATTTGATATAAACAAAAGAACAAAACACGATGCTTCTATAAGTTCTGGTCTTGCTATAATGGCTTGCAATAGGCATTTATACAAACCAAATGCTACAATAGAAAAACCAAAACTAAATATAAATATTGCTAAATATTCTAATCAAGGTAATATGTCTAAATTAATTAAAAAATAAATATGGCTGTAAAAAGTTATTTCCCATCTCAAGTTGTAAGTGACATTGAAAAAATAAGTTACGACTATGGTTTAAAAGTAGCTAAAGCTATTGAGGCTGAGTGGTTCCACACTGAACGAGGTAGCAATAGATATAGAACTAACCATAACAACTTTCATAATCTTAGGTTATACGCTAGAGGTGAACAATCAATACAAAAATACAAAGATGAATTATCTATAAATGGTGATTTGTCTTATTTAAATTTAGACTGGAAACCAGTACCTATTATACCTAAGTTTGTAGATATAGTAGTTAATGGTATTGCTGAAAGAACATACGATATAAAAGCTTACTCGCAAGATCCGTATGGTATAAAAGAAAGAACTGAGTATATGGAAAATATACTTAGCGATATGCAGTTAAAAGATTTTGACAACTTCACATCTGATCAGTTTGGTATTAATACTAGAGAAAGTGATATACCAAAGCTGCCGCAAACAGAAGAAGAGTTGCAGCTACATATGCAAATATCTTACAAACAGGCGGTTGAGTTAGCTGAAGAACAAGCTTTAAACGTTTTATTCGAAGGTAGTAAATACGAGTTGATTAAAAAACAATTTTATTACGATCTTACGGTGTTAGGTATAGGTGCTGTTAAAACAGATTTTAACACAAGCGAAGGCGTTACAGTTAATTATGTAGATCCTGCAGATTTAGTTTATTCATATACTGAGTCTCCATATTTTGATGATATATATTATGTAGGTGAAGTAAAAAATATACCTGTAAATGAACTTGCAAAAGAGTTTCCGCATTTAACACAAGAAGATTTAGAAGATATAATAAAAAACAAATATTACGAAAAAACAAACTATAATCAAGGTTATAATTATAGTGAACAAGACACAAACAAAGTTCAAGTTTTGTATTTTAACTACAAAACATATATGAACGAAGTTTATAAAGTAAAAGAGACTGGTACTGGTGCTGAAAAAATATTAGAAAAAGACGATACATTTAATCCACCAGAAAATTCTGATAACTTTGGTAAATTGCATAGATCGATAGAGTGCTTATATGATGGTGCTATGGTTTTAGGATCAGACAAGCTGTTAAGATGGGAAATGGCTAAAAATATGATGAGGCCAAAAAGTGATTTTACTAAAGTTAAAATGAATTATGCTATTGTAGCTCCGCGTATGTACAAAGGACGTATAGAGTCTTTGGTGCAACGTATTACTGGCTTTGCTGACATGATACAGCTAACGCATTTAAAGCTACAACAAGTAATGTCTAGGTTAGTGCCAGACGGTGTTTATTTAGATGCCGATGGTTTAGCTGAAATAGATTTAGGTAATGGTACAAATTATAATCCGCAAGAAGCTTTAAACATGTTTTTCCAAACAGGTTCGGTAATTGGTAGATCATTTACAAGCGAAGGTGATTTAAACCCAGGCAAAGTACCTATTCAAGAAATACAATCAAGTAATGGTGGTGCTAAAATGCAAAGCTTAATAGCTACATATAACTACTACTTGCAAATGATTAGAGACACGACAGGTCTTAACGAAGCTAGAGATGGTAGTATGCCAGACAAAAATGCTTTAGTTGGTGTGCAGAAATTAGCGGCGGCTAACTCTAACACAGCAACAAGACATATATTACAATCAGGTTTGTTTTTAACTTCTGAAATGGCAGAGCGTTTATCACTTAGAATATCTGATATTATAGAATATTCACCAACAAGAGATGCGTTTATACAAGCTATAGGCGTGCACAATGTTGCTACACTTGAAGAAATAAGCAAATTATATTTGTATGACTTTGGTATATTTATAGAATTAACACCTGATGAAGAAGAAAAAGCAATGCTTGAAAATAATATTCAAATGGCATTGCAGCAGCAAAACATAGAGCTTGAAGATGCTATTGATTTAAGAGAAATAAAAAACATAAAACTTGCTAATCAATTGTTAAAAATACGTAGAAAGCAAAAGCAAGAAAGAGACAGGGCTAATCAACTTCAAAACATACAAGCACAAGCACAAGCTAATCAACAATCTGCTCAAGCAGCTGCTCAAGTTGATTTACAGAAAAAACAAGCCGAAGCGCAAACCGACATGCAGTTAGAACAAATGAGAGCTCAGTTAGATGCTCAAAAACAAGCTCAAGAAGTAAATTACAAAAAAGAGTTAATGGCTTTAGAGTTTCAGTATAATATGCAGTTAAAAGGTGTAGAAACTCAAGGGCTTGCAAATAGAGAAAAAGAAAAAGAAGATCGTAAAGACGAAAGAACAAAAATACAAGCTACACAACAAAGTGAGCTTATAGATCAAAGAAAAACTAATAAACCACCTAAAAACTTTGAGTCTGCAGGTAATGATATATTAGGAGGTAACTTTGATTTAGGTAGTTTTGATCCTAGATAAAAATTATTAATTATTATTATATTATATTATGGCAAAAAAGAAAAAAGAAGAAGTAGTCGAAAAGGCTGCTGAAGACAACGTTACAAAAGTTGATCTTAGTAAAAAACAAACAAAAGAAGATGACAACGTCATCAAAGTAGATTTAACTAAAAAACCAGAAACAGATGCCGTTCCAGAGCAAAGCACAAGTGAGGTTCCTGTACGCGACGAATCCGAAGTTAGCGAAGAAGTACTCGAAGAAAACGTCGAAACAACAGATGAAAAACCTACCGGAGAAGAAGTCTCCGGCGCAGTTCAAGATGAAACACCCACTCTTGAAGAAGTAACTGAAGAAGAAGTTCAAGAGCAAACAGAAGAATTAACTGAGCAAGTTGAAGAAGCTATAGAACAAGCTCAAGAAACTGGTAAAGCAATACCTGAAAATTTACAAAAGGTTGTAGATTTTATGGAAGAAACTGGTGGTACATTAGAAGATTACGTACGTCTTAACCAAGACTATTCTAGTTATGACGACATGACAATATTAAGAGAGTATTATAAGCAGACAAAAAAACATTTGACTGATGATGAAATAACTTTTTTAATTGAAGATTCATTTTCTTATGATGAAGAAGAAGACGAGCAGAGAGAAATAAGAAAAAAACAAATAGCGTTAAAAGAGCAAGTTGCCAACGCTAAAAGCCACTTAGACGGGCAAAAGTCTAAATACTATGAAGAGGTTAAAGCTGGAAGCAGGCTTACTAATGAGCAGCAAAAGGCAGTTAACTTTTTTAATAGGTACAACAAAGAAAGCGAAGAGAACAAGAAAATAGCGGACAAACAAACTAATACTTTTAAATTAAAAACTCAACAAGTTTT